GAGTTCCCGATAATCTTGAAGTTCCAAACTGCCTGAGACACGTCAGGATGGTTGTTCTTCAAAATCTCAAGGATTTTCTTCGGAGGATATCGCTTCAAGGTCTGTTCTGTGATTCTCATATATTTGGTCGGGTTTAGTACAAACCCATCCCCGCCGTCATCTGTTTTGCGGCTCCCGCCGAAGTTCTCAGGAGGAACGGTTCGTTCATTTCGCGCAAGCGCTTCGACTTCTCGTACCGGTCGGTCATCGGAAACGCTGAATGCGAAAGACAAAATCCTATTGAGGATTCCCACAATATCACCGTCCTTTTCAAGCTAAATCTCAGTATAGTGAGAAAACCTCCTGCATTAACTACAGGAGGTCGGCACACAACTGAGCGATCTCAGACCGCTCTCCTTTTTCCAAGTGGATGTGTCCAACACGCTTCTGCCCTTTCAGCTTCTCGACGGCGTATGTTAGACCGCTACTGTACTGGTCGAGGAACGGGTGGTCGATCTGTGCCGGGTCGCCCACCAGCACGATCTTCGATCCTTCACCCAACCGCGTGAGGATGGTCTTAACCTCGTGCCTGTTGAGATTCTGTGCCTCGTCGATGATGATGAACTGGTTCGGAATCGACCGTCCTCTGATGTAGGTCAGGGCCTCGACCTGCAACTCCCTAGACATGCCCGCGAGGATTCCTTCGAGGTCTCCTTCCTTCTTCGTGTCAAACAGTTGCTCCAAGTTATCGTAGATCGGTTGCATCCACGGACGGAGTTTGTCTTCAATTTCGCCCGGCAAGTATCCGATGTCCTTACCCATCGGTACGACCGGACGGGCAACGAGAATCTTGCGGTAAAGGCTGTCGTCAAGTGTTTGTTGAAGGGCGGCGGCTAGAGCCAGCAGGGTCTTACCGGTTCCGGCCTTTCCTGTGATCGTCACAAGATGAATTTCCGGGTCAAGTAGAAGATCGAGCGCCATCTTCTGCTCCACATTGAGGGCTGTCAATCCCCAAACCGGGTCACCAGTGTAATGGTAAAGAGGTTTCATCTTCCCGCCACGAACACGACCTAAAGCACTTTGACTTCCGTTGCGGAGGATGATAAAATCGTTCTCGTTGGAGCCGTCGATACGCACTTCCTTATCTCGGTAAAAGCTGTTGATGAGTTCCGGGTCGGCATCCTCATGTACTACGTAACCCTTATGCATGTCGTCCGTAGAAGTGATCACTTTGTCGAACTGATAGTCCTCTGCTCTCAGGCCGACAATATCGGCCTTTACACGCACGTTAGCGTCGAGGGATACTACTACCACCTCCGCCCAGCTATCGCCCGCGAGGCGGGCGCTCAGGTCGTGTGCGGTGGCAAGCAGGGCGTTGTCACCAGTTTTCGATAGAAACATATCGTAAACCTTCGATTCGTTAGGGGTAAGCTCAAAGTAAAGTATACTCCCATTCCGAAGAACTACGCCTTGACGAAGGTTACCGAGCTTCCTAAGCTCGTCAATCTCACGGCTAAAGGCGCGAGCGTTAAAGCCAAGACCGTCAGACAACTTTTTCTTAGAGTCAATTTCCTCCAATACACAGGAAGGTATGACGACAATATTGTCGTCGAACGAGTAGATTGCTGTGTAGTCCCGTAGAAGTACGTTGGTGTCTAGGACGTAGAATTTCTTCATAGGCTACTCCCCTGTCTCGGCGTCCCCGCCGTTGTGCGTACATCTCCAATATAAGAACCGTGAAGGGATAAATCACCTAAACACCGAAACCTCCCGCGAAGCGTAGCTTTCTCTACTTCAATCTTTTTAACAACTCTTTCTATAATTCCTTTGTAACTCTTACCATTCAGCATTTTTACAATTCTAAATTCGTTGACCTGTTTTACCATTCTGTAAAACAGAAAGGTAGAAGTTACAATTCTGATTTTTGTAGAATCTGCTTTTAATAATATCGCAACCTTTCTACATCACGGTACGATGTTTAGGGCGAAAGGAGATGATGAATTATGAGAAGAAGGTACGACTTGGGAGTGACCCTGCACTTTGGCACTCACCCTGTCAGGGTGGGCGTACTCAATGACGAGGTTGTGTTTGCACTCAATGACCTCCTGAGCATAACCACTAAAAGAAGCAAGCCGAATGTCTCTTTCGCTACGAGTAAAGTTCCCGACGACCTTATTTACCGTGCTACGGCGGTTGACGCCGGTAACGGTCTTGTGACCGCTGTTACAAAGATCGGTGCGACCATAGCTGTTTGCAGACAAAGCAAGGCCGATATGGACAAGGTTGTGAGCCTCATCAAATGGATGGACACGGTGGACAAAGAAAAAATAAAGGGTGCGTAAAGCACCCTTTTTATTTTCCTCGTACTGCCCCGGCTATGGCAGGCATGGCCCAATTAGTGATTTCCTCCGGGTCATCGTTTGAGCATAGGTACACGGCGGCTGTACGGGCGTCGCAGGTGTCCTTTGAGCGCCCGCGCTCGTGGTCAATCTTGTTGCCGTTCACAAGCAGGATGTGCTTCATGTCGTCGTTGGACTTTTCGTCGTCAAGAAGCTCCAAGTGGCCGGTGTATGCAAGGTTTTTGAAGTTTGTGTAGATCGCAAGCTGGAACGGGTTGGAGAACACCTTGTCCTCAGCTTCTACGCCAAGTTCCATCAACTTCTGCACCATTGCCCCGGAGTTGAATTTGTCCATGAGGGCGGACTTGACGTAAACACGCTCACAAATCGCCTCAACGATGTCAATGACGTTCTGTACGTTTACAGGAAGCTTGTATTTCGTGTCCGGCTTCCATTCGATCAGAAGGTCTTCCACGGGCTTGTTTCGGGCCTTCTCGACAACATCCCCACCCTCTACGACTTCCTCGTAGAAGGTTTCCGCATGGAACAAGCTCAGGGTGTAACTGTCACTCTCGATACCACCGTCAAGACCCATGTAGTAGGTCTTGGACATATCAAGTTCCAGCGTGTCCTTGAATAGCTGGACATCGTACCCGACGAAGTGACGTTCTTCTCCGTTTTCCAGTACGTTGGTAATGGTGATTTCTTCAAGTACACATGGGTTTTGCTTGCCTGCTTTAACACAGTCGTCAATACGCTCCGGGTATTGGAAGAACCCGCCGCGTTGCGCCGGAGGGATACATTCATAACGCATTCTTGCGCCTTCCGGGTCTTCTGCGTAGTCCATAGCAAAGTCTTCCTGTTTAACGTCGAGACGGACTTCCCACGTCTTACCAATCGTGGATACGACTTCTTTCATGTTCGGGTCTTGACCCTGCTTGTACTTGTGCATCATGAAGTCTTCCGCACTCACATTGTTACCCATAGGGCTTTTTATCCCCATGCTCTAACGGTTCATTTCCCGTTAGGTCGGCGTACATCATCACCCTATGTTAGAGTAGGGTGTCGGACACTCGTGGGGGCGTTATTGGGCGGCGCATTTCTGCGCTCTCCCTTAACCCTCAGCCCCTACGCTCTACGGTGCCGGGTGGTGTTCCCAGTTACCTCGGTGTTAGCATCTCAGCCTTCACCGATTTTGCCCGATTATTCGATAGCCATTACTGGCTAAAGCCGCATAGTGATTTATATGCTTTTAATTTTCTATCGAGAGAGACGCTACAGTTAAGGTATAGTTTATCGAGTATCTCCTTGGCTTTCTTACCGCCAATACGATATGTGAATGTATTTTTGTTTGGGTCTTTTTGGCTCAGTTTTCTGTCTGTTGAATCCCCAAACTTTTCCACAATCCATTCAATCATGTCTAGGGTTCCTGTAACTGATATTGAACCGTCGCTGTTAATTCCACCATCCCCATCAAAGTACCCTCTAATGAAGTGGAAGATTAAATCTTCTCTTAATACTTCATTTGACGGTGGCGATTGTATAAGCGACTTATTCGGCATTACACCTTTTCTTAATAGAGCTTGGCATAGAGTAACGCTTGGGACGTCGAGGCATAGGGAAGTATATGTTCTTCCTTTAACCTTTCTTGTTACGGTCTTTATAGAGTCTTCGCTAATACCGGTGAATTTGCAAAACTTCACCAGTATATCTTTGTCCGACTCTTTGACACCGAAATATAACTTAGGATTTTTCCCTACGTAAACTCCGCCGTCAGCATAAATGAACCCTAGCCAGTACGCCTTTTCTTCGGTATCTATTTCCTCGAATAACTGAGTGGCTTTTTGATACTTCGGGTTTATTCTTTTAGGTACTTTGTTTAGTAGTATCTCTACTTCTACTGGAATGGCGGTATTCAAGTTTCTAAAAGGCTCAGTATTTAGGCTCCTTTCATTTACTTTTCGTAGTTCCACGCCATTTCTCAGCAGTACCTTTCTAACTCCTTGACCCGAAGCGCCGAAATATTTAGCCACCTCTTCGATGTTCTGTATTGAGTGATACATTTCGCACATGGCCTTTTCTGTTTCTTTTCCGAATCTTAATTCTTCTGCTTTTTTAGTTAGTCCGCATTTTTGAAGGTACTTTCTTACAGTATTTCTAGACACGTTTGTCAATCTTGCAATATCTTTTATTAACTTCCCTTCTTCGTACAGTCTTACTATTTCCTCTTTCTTTCCTTCTGCCGACATGTCAGTCTTAAATCCAAGTTTCTTCATATATTTAGATACAGTAGGTTGACTAAGGCCAAGTAAACTAGATATTTCTACAACGCCTTTACCCTGTTTTGCGAAACTCTCGATAGAAGTAAGCGCTTCCTTACTGATTTTCCCTGCCATAATAGGTAACCTCCTTTGATGTTTCTATACCTATTATAGCAAAAACATCAGTAAATTTATCACCTTTTACGGGGGAAGGAGATGAACAAGAGCAACGACCGTTTACCATAACGGGACATGGCCGAAGACCGAATAGTGTCGTAACAGAACTTAGCAAGATCGTACTCGAAGTCGCCCACTTCGTCGAATATTCCGACGAGTGGGTTGAAGCCCTCGAAAGAACCGGCTTCCGAGTGACCGGAGAACGCCCGGATGTTGTTGTAGAAGATGATCGTGTCCTTCTTCTCCTGATACTCGTTGTACGCCATCGGAGGGCGGTCAACCTTCTTGAACCACGTACATGACGCCAAACGAGCTTTAAGCTTGGTAAAGAACACGTTTTCAGCTTGCTTGGCGTTCTTCGCCAAGTTGATGATGTCGATAGGCTCCCCTTTACCAAAACCGAAGTAAGACTGCGGGTCATTCATGCAGTTTAGACGGTACGGAATGTACGCGACGATACCCGAGATAATAAAGTCCTTGCCGGAGTTATGGTTAATCATGCCATTAGCTACATAGTTGCCGTAATCCAGTACCGACAAGTCATAGTAATCGTCTTCCCCTACACTCTCTATGGACTCGATTCTATCCCAGTAGATGTCGTCGGGTTTTCTCTTATTTCCGTACTTGTTCAGAATATCGTCTGCCACAACCTGTATTCCGTGCTTACCCACAATGTGGACTTTATCGTTGAACCTCTTAACGTACTCCTTGCTTCTGATTCTAATTTGGTAAGCAACGCCGAAGTCGCTGTTAGTCTTCCTTTTGGATATTCTAGCAACGACTCCGATCTTCAGAAGTAGATTTTGCAGGTCTAGTGCCAATTCCTTGTTTACTGTGCAATACCCTATCTCTACTGTTCTTCCGCCGTTATATATGGACACCCAACCGTCAGTAGCGTAAAGAGCCTCAAGGAAATTGACGATAGTTCTTTCGTTACCGCTCATTATTTCCCGAGGTATCCGTTTGTTGTAGGAGTTAACGTTAACGAATCCGTATTTTTTGGCGATTTCGTTGACTTTATTACCTTCTTTTTTACTATGTCCAAGCGGCTTAGAATGCGAAATGACTTTACATCTTCTATCTGTTCTCTTTTCGTTGTAGCTGTAGTTGTATACAGGCTCGATTCCATAAGTCCGTAGTATATCGCAGTAGTCTCGCTCTACTTCTTGGTTACTGCATAAGAAACTACCCCACCCGCCTTCGCAGGAGAATGAACCATCCCCTAACCAATAACCGATTAACCGAGCCTCTCTAGGGTCTAGGTCAACCCCTCCCTTAAACATAACGCGAGAAGGGGTTGCGATATAATCCCCTACTTTAAGGTCTGCTAGACGTAACCACTTAACTCCTTTAAACGATCCTTTTCTGTTTTTACCTCTGTCTGCTCTTGTCATGAATACGTGTTCAGCAGTCACTACAATCTCTTTTCCACTTTCAAGAGCTACTTTGAACATTTCTGCCCGGCCAACCTTAGACGGGGGAGAGGCAAGAGAAGTGGTAAGTGTGTGCGTATTAGGGTCTACGCAGGTCACTTCGACACATTTCTCTTCTTCCGCCAGTTCTTTTATTGTCCATAACCTACCGTTAGCATCGAACAATGTGGAACTACCTAGCAGACAGCCTTTTCCCCACATGGCAGCCACTTCCGTTACCTCTTTCAGCGGGTCGCCTTCAGGCAAGCTATCCTTGCTCAAGATTTTGTCAACAAGTTCCAGTAGCTCGGTTTGTTTGCCGGGGAACGGTCTTTCGCCAAGCATTTGCGTGAAGAACTCAACAAGGCTGAGGGGCTGTTCGCGCCAAAGACCGAGCGAGTTGTTCTCCGACTCAGCCATGTTGATAACGTCATCGAACAAACTACTTAGTAGATCACTCATTATATCACCCTCAGATAAATCCCAAGTCTTTTAGCAGGTTTTTGATGCCGATGTCAGAATTTATGTCTTTAACCTGCTCGATGGTGTAGCCAGCCGCCTTGAGTTCGGATTCATACACCCCGATGTCTACACCGAAGGTGTTACCGACGAGACTAGTTTCGTAGAACGGGTCTTCCTTGCCCGCCTCACCATCTACAGGGATGTCCTCGTTTTCTTCTAGGTAGCACATCCTGCACATCGGAACGTACTCCCCGAGATCGCCAATCTTTACGTCATCGGACTTCTTATCGACCCCGATGTACGCGCTCACACGGGCGGGCGCGCCGCACTTGTGACACCGTGTCTTCAACTTCTTCACTTCATCGGCGCGGGCCAAGATATGGCCCATCAGTCCGAAAGTCTTGAACTCAGACGTAACGTCAAGACCGAAGACGTAGACATCAATCCCGGAGAGCAACATGCCTTCAATAGTTTCGAGGGTATGTTCGTCGTCGAAGAATTGAATCTCGTCGATGAGGATGGCGTCGTACAGCTTTTCGGTTTCGTACATGATTGTGTCAGTCAACGAACTAATAGCCACGGCAGGAACAGAGTCTCCATTTCGTGAGACGATCTTGTCTTCGTGCCCGCCTCGCATCACGTCGTTGGTATGTTTGAAAGCAATAACATGCTTTCCCTCATCGGTCAGTTTATGGTAAAGGGAGCAGAGTTTCTTGGACTTGCCTGCTCCCATCGTTCCGACGTATGCGTACAACTTTCCTGCCTCCATCATTTCAGGCCTCCTTGTAGAAGCTCGTTTACCATCAGCGAGTTTTCTCGCTTGCCTTTCATCTTTTGGATGAAGGTTTGAAGCGCCTCTGGCGAAACCTCTTTTAGAGTCTTGACCACTTCAAGCAAGAACTCTCGGACGACTTCCATTTGGTATATCTCCTTGTGGATACCCTCGATCTGTTTCAACGTTTCCCGAAGCTCGGAGTTTAGTGCCTTGTAGTCAGATGGTTTCATGAGCTTGCCTTCCATCAGGCAGGATTCCTCCATCGCCTCGATCATGAACGCCGTCCGCGCCGCCATTTCTTTCAGATGCCCGAGAAGGTCAAACTCAGCGCTCTCGAACACAAGCTTTCGCATACGGGCCTTGTCAGCCAACATTACCTCCCGGCGAACTTCCGGCACGTTCTTTACAAAGTGCGTGAGGTTATCTACCGTAATAAAGTCGTCGGGCGGCACGTTTCCTATTTCGTTCAGTTCGTCACAAATTTGCTGGTAAGTTAGTTTGGGCTGGACTTTGAGCAAGGTCAGCGCATGTTCCACAAGACCGTACTTCTCCAACTTGCTAGGCGCTCCGCGCTTACGTAGAGCAGGTTTGTTGTCACTCATCGTCCTTACCCTCCCTTTCCTTCAACTGAGCGATCATGTCATCGAACACGGCAGACAGGACACCATCAAAGTATTTGTCTGCCACTTCCTGCAAGAACCGTTTATCTTCGGGAGTAATGCGAAGATGAATACGTTCCGTTTTCATGTTGACTACTCCTTTAGAATTTCAACTTCGTACCCGAACAATGGGCACTCGACAGCGATGAAATGCTCTTTCAGGTAAACGTCGCTGGCCTTGTAGAGATAGTAGAGTCCATCCTGTTCAATCAGGAATCGGTCTTCAATCTGCTCCACTTGGCCCGCGAAGGTCAATTGAAGACGGTGGTTCAGCATACGGTCAAGGTGGGCGGCGAGGGGATTGCTCCCCTCAATCTTAACCGCCCCGTTTACCTGACCTTCGTTGTCGATGAAAGCCGTGTTTCCGTTTTGGTCGGTGACCTTGATAATCATGTCCTCACCCTTCCATGAACATAGGCTCTACGACAGTGACCATGAAGTTGTACTTCTGCGGGTACTTGGCCTCCATGAATACCGGATTGATGATGTACATCCGGTAAGCTTCCGCGAAGTCCTCGGCCGGGCTAAAGCAACCATAGTCAGATACCGGAGCCTCTTTGTTGTCGTCCGTCAGCGGCATTCCGCCCGTCAGGTTGGCAGGACGGGACTTAGACAGGTGCGTATCGTCTTTGGACGCCCACCCGCTGATCGCCAGCCAATCAGGACGTTCGTGTAGAATTTGACCGTAGTAGTCAAGCCCGTAGTACGACACGGCATGACCGATCTCGTGTATTCCTACTTCTCCGACGACGTAAGGCTTGTAGTTCTGAGCGTTTAGCTCGGCCACGTTGTAGCTTGACCAGTCTACGCTTGTTTCTGTTCCCCACGTACTTCCGGGCGGCTTGATATAGTCTACTGGACGGTGGGCTATGGCCGAGTCGATGGTGAACAGCAAAGCCTGCGGCTCGAAGTTAACGTAGGACTTGAATCCGCCAAGCAGTAAGCTCGGAATGTCTGCCGCAAACGCGCCGGTGATGCTTCCGCCCGAGTCGGTTATGACATCGTTGAAGTCAATCCAGTCATAGATTCCTTTCGGTAGCAGGGACAGGAGACGGATAAGTACGGTCAGGATGTCCCCTTGCAGGTATCCCTCCGAACCGGAGAAGAAATTTACTGGAACGCCTAGCCAGTAAGAGCAGAACAACGAAGCCTTTTGCAGATCGGTCATGCACGTCAGGTCGTTGTTGTTGCACCATTCTCTGAATTCCTGCCAGTCATCGTTGTCGATGAATATACCATTACCCTGCTTGTTGTCTTGCAGAAGTTTCCACAGGTAGTAATGGAACGACGTTGGCGTCAGAAGGCTCTTATACCAAGCCACGGAATTGTCTAGGCTGGTGAACAGGTTTATGATGTCGTTCCGTCCATCCCAAAATCCGCGCCGGATTCCGAATTGGGTAAGGGAAGTGTCCCAATAGGTGGTGTCGATGCTCGATACCGGTACACTGTTGTCGCAGAAGTATTTGATGTCGGTCTGTCCGGGCAGTTCTTCCTCGCCGCCACCGGTGTCGGGTGGAGTCTCGATAGGTTCCATCCCGGCACACAATTCTGCCGGTTTCAGCGGGTATGGGAGATTGGTGTAGACGTATTCTTTGGTCACAGGACACGTCCCAAGCGTACTCCACAGCCACGTAGCCTCAAGACACTCTAGTGTGTAGATAGGCTCGCCTGACGCATCCGTCTCGAACAGGTAGAAGCGAACCTTAACGTTGCCCGGCGCACCGTATCTAAAGTTTATCATACTTATGCCGCCACTTCCTTGCATGGCAAGAGTGGGCTGTGTCGTTAGCGTGACGCCTTTGTTGTTCGGATTAAGTGAAGGAGACGTGCTGGTGACGATATTGTTTGGGTCGGACACGATCTGAAATCCACAGCGGGTGTACCCGTTGTGAAATTCCTCTTTTCTCCAGTTAATGGCGATAATGTCTCCACGGGCCGTACCTTCTCCTGACAGGTTGAAGTACGAAGGAATCGGCGGGGCGACTTTGACGAACGACATGACGTTCCGGTTGAACCCCAAGAAAACACCTTCTCCGATCTTCCCGATGGCAGGGAATACGCGAACAGGAAGTTCTTGGCCCATCAGCCAAAGTGTACGTTCCGGCTCGGGGTTACCAAGCATCAGTCCGCCGCGAACGGCCCTCGGAGAATATTCGGGAGGTACGTTGCTGATAGACCAATACTCGGGAACAGGGTAGGTGTTTCCTGTTGCATCCTTTTCGTTCCTCGAATAGCCGAGATGTCTATTGGCCCAAATGACACCACTCTGTGAACCGTCACAGGCAATCCACTCAAGCCCCACGCCGTACACGTTACCCCAATTCGGCTCGTACCAAGACGTGCCGCTGGCGGACTTGTTATGGAGAATCAGTCCCGATCTCGTATAGTTACTTTCATTGTGGTGCCATTTGATTGTGATGACTTCGCCTTGGCTGGTATGGAGATCGTATCCGTATCTCAACTTCTCCGTGGTGACGGGATTACCAACAATGTCAGAGAACTTGATGCGGTAGACCCTTTTGTTCGGCTTGCCTTCGTAGGTAATGTGCATCTCGTAGATAATGACATGGGTTATGTTGCACCTTTGTCCTACAGGCTCAGTTGGAAGCTCGGGCTGTAGCTCCCGGATTGGGGGAGGCAATTGAAAGTCGTTCTGAGGAACGATAAGCCTATCAAATACCGCCCGTTTCTTGTTGCCCTTGAGAGTACGCCTAGCGCGTGGCAATTACCTCACCGCCTTAGTTGAAAGTTCCAACGGACGGAATCTCTCTCATCTTGTCGGTAATCGACAGGTCAGAGAGGTTCACGTCGCAGACATAGAAGCTCTTTCGTCCTCCGCTCAGGTGATAGAACGGTATCGAGTATCTCCGCAACAGGTTTTGTTCCCTGTCGAAAATCTCGACAGTGACTTCCTCGTTTAACGTACCGGCATTGAAGTTGTTGATCTGAATAGAAACGACGGAAGTCTTGAACCCAAGAACCGTGATGATCTCTGGCTCGTGTTCCCGCCCGATTGGGCCATGTTCGATGTAGTCGTAGTCAAGCCACATTTTGTTGTCCCCTGAGCCGTACTCCTTCGACCCGTAGAACACACGTCTGCTCGCGTTTTTGTCCAAGTACGCATAGAAGTCCAAGTCCGTAGGAGTGTTGTTTTGCCAACGCAGTACGAACTTGACATCGTACTCGTGTCCGATGTCCGGGTCGGTCGGCGGAGGGGTCGGTTCGGGTTGCGGCGGGAAATAGATACCGTTCGGCGGAGACTCCGGTCTACCCCAATCTGCTCCTTTGAAGTTTCCGCAGTTGTTCTTCCACCCGACCAGCGTGTACTTGATTGTGTTCTGATCGTCGAAGTCAAGCTCCGACTCTACAGTGATCGGGTACAAGACGTTACAGATGAGGTCAATATCTCCCCATGCCGCGATGATGGCCTTCTGCGCCTCGTAGCTCAAGTTGTCCCAAATCAAATCATCATCTGACGGCGGGAGCGGATTAGGGTTGACGACGTTTATCTCAATATAAGTAAGCGGAGGTATTCCGATAACGGTTACCTCATTGGTGGAAGCGTTTACAGTGTACTGATAAATCGTCTTCGCCGGGAACTCGACGAACACAGACTTGCCAACCACGCCCTCGGGAACCACAAAAACAAAGTTTCCCTCGTCATTGACGGAGGGAACAATGATCGGATAGGACTTCCGGTTTCGGTAAGGGTTCTTGACCCTCCGTCTACCGTTGGCGTCGATATAGGTAATCTTTTCCAAGAAGATAGGGTCAACGTACTCATGGCTGATGAAGCTCATTGGAACATCCTCCTTCTCTGAGCGCACGGGCGGCAACCTGTAACGGATTTCTCAATCGTCTGCCTTCGGTAAGGGTCAACCTTGACAGGAGAAGAAGGAGTTCCCGAGTCTTCTAACATTCCGGTGGAGCCTATCTTCTTGCCTGTCATTTCAGCCAAACAGTACAAGCAGACAGGCTCCCCGGTGAATCCCTCTTTCTTGTAGAAGTAGCGTGACTTGGAGGTCACGTACCTCTCTTTACAGCGTGGACACTTTGGCACGTTAATCATAAATCTTCCCTCCCGCCCCTGTAGGTACTTGTTTATCTTTCCGATGGCTTGTTCCGAATATAAGTCTTTCGTTTTGTACCACGTCAGGAAGCCTCTGTTTCTTTTGCTTCGGTTACAGTCGAAACAATAGGGAAGAATATGAGACTTCAGGCCGCCCTTGTTTTGTCACTTTCCTTCTGCCCCACGGCGGGCGAACTTCCCCAAAAGACTTAATCCGCCGTGAAATTACT